TACGAATCTTATATTAAAGAAGTTAAGCCATTTGCAACTAAGATTAGAGAATATCTAAGTGCATATGAAAAACTTGATAATACAAGTACAGTAGTTACTGACTTTGATCTACCTCCAGCTTACAGCAGTACTGACGGTAAAATATTGCCACAATCTGTTAAAGTGCAAGACGGCGTGATAGTAGGTACTAGTGCTAATCTTGAAACTTATCCAAATAAAAATTGGGCAGATAATAACGGTTATAAAGTTGTAAAGGTTAATGTAGTTAATCCTGGACGCGGCTACAGGGGCGCACCGGTAATAACACTATCTGGTAGCAACGGCAGCGGAGCAGTTTTAAAAGCACATGTTGGAACTAACGGTAAAGTTACTAATGTTGACGTAGTAACCGCAGGTAGTGGTTATTATAGTGTTCCTGAACTTACTGAATTAAGCAACATTGCAGACGACGGTGAATCTGCAACTTACAGTGTTGAGTTAGGTGACGGTCTTGTTAGAGGCATTCACACTACTGTAAAGTTTGATAGGACTACTGGTACATATGTTTATACAGTAATAAGTCACACAGAAACATTTACATCAAGCGGTAATGCGTTTGAGTTTGATCTAGCATGGCCGATGAATTTGTCAAAATCAACTGTTAAGGTATATATTAATAATGCAGAGTCACTAAACAGTGAATATACATATGCAAATATACTTGATACTACTAAAGGATATGACAGATATTACGGTCAAATATCGTTTACTGAATCTCCAGTAAACGCTGCTACTATACGAGTTGAATATAGCAAGTCTATTGTGTTGATGCAAGCACAAGATAGAATTAATAACTATTATACACCAACTGTCGGAATGCCAGGAAAAGATTTAAACCAACTTATGACTGGATTAGATTATGGCGGAGTTGAAGTTAAGAGCTTTGACTTCGGTCTTGGGCAAGGCTGGGATAGTGACGCTTGGTATGAAGATACTTGGGATAGTTACGACACAACATTTGAAGATGAAATTTTTGAATTAGACGGTTCTACTATAAGTCTTGATCTTGCTGCACCATTAGCAAGCGGAGTTATTTACAACATATATAAAAATGGCGTAAGAGTTGACGATGTCAACTTCGGCACAGCAGAACCTATAACTAATCCAAATGCAGTTTGCCAAAGTATTACGGGAGACGGTACTACTGCAATTGTATTCCTTGATAATGATGGTCTTAATCTTACTAACCAGTCAGGTGATACAATTATCATTAGAAAAACAACTAGTGATGGTACTTTCCTTCCAGATGATAATAGTTATGATACTCTTATAACTGGCGGTGCGCTTAATTATTCAACAGCTACTGGATTAACGGCAGCAGATATTACAATTGACGGCGACGGCTTTGTAACTGCTACTACAAGTGCAGGCCCAGAAGAATTAGTTCCAGGACAATTGCTTGACACTATTGACATTAAAGTTTACGAACGTCCTAGTGCCGGAAGCAGTCAAATTACTTCAAGGAATTATACAGGCGACGGCGTGACTACTACATATAGTTTAGACACTACACCGTTACAGGCAAATAGCTTATTTGTAAAAATTGGTTATTCTATAATGTTAGCTAATACTTACACTGTTAACTATAATGCTAAAACTATTACATTTAATACAGCTCCAGCAACAAATGAAAAAATAAATATAGCAGTATTAGGAGTAAGCGGCACAGATATTCTTGACATTGATAATGTTATTGCTGATGGCAATACAAGTAAGTTTTTGACTAATGTAAGATTTAGTACTGGCCTACAATACTTTATTACACTAGATGGTGAAAAACTAACTAACGTAATTGAAGAAAGTGACGACACTTATGCATATCCTAACAATGTTGTAATTTCATTAGCTACTCCTCCGGCAGCAGGCAGTGTAATAAGTTATGCTATCTTTAAAGGTGAAGAACAAAACTTTAGTGAAGTATCAATTGATACATTTACAGCAGATGGTAGCACAGTAGCATTTGAATTAAATCAAACTCCGTTTAATAATGAACCAAGTGCTTGGTTTAGTATTGTAAAAGTTAATAACACGATTCTAAATGCAGGATACACACGCCGCTTTGTAACCTTAGCAGCCACACGTGAATACCAGCTAGAAGAGTTCCAGGTTCCGCCTGGCTCAATTAGCAATAAGCAAATAAAAGTGTTCTTAAATAACAAAGAATTAACATATAATACAGAGTGGACATTTACTGGAGCTAAAGTTAACAGTGCTACTAGTATTGTTAGATTAAAGCCTCGTGTTAACCAACAAGACGGTGACATACTAAATGTTTATGTTACTAGCAGCGGCGAATACAGATATGGATATTTTGACTCAGCCAATGAATTTGTATCAACACCTGGCACTTTATATCTTGATAGTGCATATACTGCGGACGATAAAATAACAATTTATCAATTTAGTAATCATGATTCACAAGGATTTGACAGACAGCAGTATGATATTGTAGATAGAGTTTCGTTAACAGTTGGCACTGCTAATTGGTATCAATACAATCACATACAAGCTGGATTAATTGAATTGTCAAAGCCTGCTCTTGATGCACAGTATGTATGGATTACATTGAACGGTAATTTATTAATACCAAGTGTTCATTATTATGTAACTGACAATAAACGATATGTTAAGATTAATGTAGACATTCAAACTAATGACGTAGTTGAACTGCTACATTTTGCAGATCCTGTATTGGCTAATAAGTATGGATGGAGTCAATTTAAAGACATGCTTAACAGAACACACTACAAGCGTTTAGATGACAGAAACGGTGTAATGCTAGCTACTGATTTAACATGGTACGATCAAAGCATTACAGTTACAGACGGCTCAACATTGCCTGAACCGACGCCACAAAGTAGAGTTCCTGGAATATTGTTTATTAACGGCGAACGTATTGAGTATTTTGTAAGAAATGGCAATGTGTTAAGTCAGTTACGTAGAGGTACATTAGGCACTGGCGTTAAAGCTACTTACTTAGCTGGCGAAAATGTGTATAATCAAGGCCCGTCTGCAACAATTCCATATAAAGACGAAACTCTAACTGCACAGTTCTTAGCAGACGGTGAAACTGCAACTTACGCATTAGACTTTGACCCAACTGATACACAACAGTATCCGTTAAAGCCAGGGCAAACAATTTACGATCTATTTGAAGTATTTGTTGCAGGTAAGCGTCTACGCAAAGATGCAATAAGTAGTTATGTGCAGCCTATAAAAAATGGCGACGGAATACAAGTAATTGCACAAGATAGTCCAGAAGGTGATGTTACATTGCCAGCAGAATTTAGTGTAGATGGGTCTACATTAACTTTAACAGTAACCCCAACCGAAAACGTTAAGGTAACAGTTGTTAGACGCCAAGGAGTACGATGGACAGAACCTGGAATATCACTAAGTGATGCAGAATCTGACATTAGTAGATTCTTACGTGCGGCAACAGTTGACCTGCCGCGATAAATACTAACAGTAGGATGATAGGTATAAAAAACTATGACAGATAAATTAAACGAACAAAACGGTGTGCTGTTACAAGGGCACATCAAAATACATAATCCAGAAACTGGAGAAGTTATTGTAGACAAGCGCAATGCTATTCATTATGAAAATATGAGTATTAGTCTTGCAGAAAGTCTAGGCAATGCTGGCACAGGTTGGATTTATCAAATGGGGTTTGGTAATGGCGGAACAAGTGTTGATCCGACAGGTATTATTACTTACTTAACTCCTAACAGCACAGGCACAAATGCTAGTTTATACAACGAGACATTTACTAAAGTAGTTGATGATCGAAGTGTAAATAACCTTGATCCTGCACGTAATAAAATTGAAACTCGGCATGTAAGCGGCACAAATTATACTGATATTTTAGTAACTTGTTTGCTAGATTACGGCGAGCCCAACGGCCAAGATGCATTTGATACTGCTACTAGTCCAGATAGTTTATATGTGTTTGACGAACTAGGTCTAAAAGCATATAATGCAGACGGTACTGGGCGATTATTAACACACGTTGTATTTCATCCTGTACAAAAATCACTCAACCGATTGATTCAAATTGATTATACAGTTAGAGTACAAAGTTTAACTGGCTTTAACGAGGGATAATTAGATGGCATATACAATACAATATACTGATAGTGCTGAAAAGGATCCTATCGTAGTTGAAGACGGAACAATTAATACTGACACTAGTATTAAATTACCAGGTCGAAATAGTACAGGGTATGGCGCAGCAATTGCTGAAGACTTACTGCACTTACTAGAAAATTTTGCAAGTCCAACAGAACCGACTAACGCAATCGAAGGCCAATTATGGTATAATAATAATACTGAGCAGTTGTTAATTAATGACGGAACAGGATGGGTGTCAGCTAGTGGACTTAAAAAGAGTACTACTGAACCAGATAGCGCCCAGGCACTAGCGGGTGACTTGTGGGCAGATACTGATAATCAACAGTTGTATATGTTTACTGGTTCTAACTGGATATTAGTTGGTCCAAACTTTAGTCAAGGTTTGACTACTGGCGCAACTCCGTCTACTATTACTGGCCAAGATAATATAGATTATACTGTTATTGAAATTCAAGTTAATGCTAATATAGTTGCAATTATTGCGTTTGATACATTTGCTCCAAAAGCTACAATTAACGGATTTTCAGGTTCACTAATACGCCCAGGGTTTAACTTAGCAAATAGAGATACCGACGCTGATGGTGTTAATAATGTTAAATTCTACGGCACTGCTGAAAAAGCAGAAGGTTTAATTGTTAATAACTTATCAATTCCTGCTGCTAACTTCCTACGAAGCGACATTGAGTCAACAACTAGATTTCCGCTTAATGTTCAAAATAATAGTGGTGTTTCATACGGCATTAACGCAGAACTTAATATTGGTGTTGAAGGCAGTGCAGGCGTAATACAACATAATATTGAAGGTTCTAATATCGATTTTCGTGTTAGAAACGCAGGAAATAGTAACACAGTTTTAAGAGTAGATAGTAGTTTAAGAGTTGGAGTTAATAACGAATCGCCAGAAGAAGCATTAGATGTTACTGGTAACTTTAAAACTAGTGGAACTATTACAACAAATGATACTACCCAAAGTACTACAATTTCTAATGGAGCTGTAGTTGTTAAGGGCGGCGTTGCTATTGCTAAAACACTTAACGTTGGTGACTCTATTTCTGTAAGTAAAAGTGTAACTTTAGGTAACAATGATTTAGTAGTTGATACTGCTGCAAGTGATTTAGTATTGCCAGATCTTAACAATGCTAGAAATATTGGTAACTCGACATTAAAATGGCGCAAAGTATATGCAACTACCTTTTTAGGAAATCTAGAAGGACAAGTTAGTGGTAACGTAAGTGGTAAATCAGGCAGCTCAGATAAATTAACAAGTTCAACAACGTTTAGATACCAGGGTGACGTCGAAACAGTTGAAAATGCGTTCGATGGCCAAACTGGTGGAGGTGTAAAGGAATTTACATTAACACTAAAGAATACTGTTATTAGTGCTAAACCGCAAGTCTCTAACAGCTTGTCAAGCGATGAATTTTTAATTGACAGAACTACTGGAGCAAGTACAGGCTTAAAAAGAATATCTAGATCGACATTATTTAACAGCATTATAGGGTTAACACCTATAGCTAGTGTTATGGCATATGCAGGTATTGTCGAACCAGCAGGGTGGAAATTCTGTAACGGACAAGAATTAAGTACTGGAGTATATAATCAACTATTCCAATTAATTAATAATAACTATGGCCCAACGCCAAGTGCTGGATATTTTAATGTTCCTGATCTTAGAGGTAGATTTCCACTAGGTAATTTATTAATGGGCGGAACAGTTCCTCCAGTAGAAAGTCCAGAATCACGTAATAGAGGTGCTAATGCAAGTGTAATTGGCGCTTCTGACGGTACTAATACAGCTACTATTGGAGTAGATAATTTACCAGAACACCAACATGATTTAAAGTCAGAAACCGGCCAGCAATTTTATGCTCATAGAGAGGTAGATGGCCGCAGCGACCTTCCAGACGGAGTACAACCTTCAAATCTACAAACTGGAGCAGAAAATTTGTCTCAGCGAGTAGCAAATAGTGGCGACGTCCTTATTCCGACAGGCAGTTCATTTAGTGAAGTTGGAGCACCAATTGATATTATGAATCCGTACCAAACTATTAATTATATTATCTATACAGGAGTTATATCATGAGCTATAAATTAAACAAGACTAACGGCGAACTGTTAGTAGAGCTTACAGACGGCATAGTTGATATAGCTTCGACTGATATTACATTAGTTGGTAGAAATTATAAAGGTTTTGGCGAAGCATTTAACGAAAACTTTATTAAAATTATTGAAAATTTTGCAGCAACTAGTGCCCCGAGCAATCCTTTAAAAGGACAGTTGTGGTATGATACTAGTGAAAACAGATTAAAAGTGTATGACGGCACAAGTTTTAAAACTGCTGGGTCGCCAACAGTGAGTAGTACGCAACCTACTAATATTGTAGCTGGAGATCTTTGGATCGACGATGCAGCAAATAAACTATATTTTTATGACGGCACTGACTTAGTATTAGTAGGTCCTCAGTATAACGCCGTTCAAGGAAAAACTGGGTTAGAAGCAGTTACAATGGTAGACACTTCTAACCAAACACGTACAGTGCTAGCAATGTACATAGGCGGCGTGTTAGCTGGAATTTACAGTAGATTCCAGTTTACTCCTAAAACTGATTATAACATACTTCCGTATACTGCTAATAGGTCGATCGAAATTGGATTTAATCCAACACTTATATCTGATTTTAAATACCAAGGTACTGCATTAAATGCGGAAAATTTAGTAGATAGCCAAGGAAATTCGTATTTGCCTTCGGCGTTTGTTGCAACTAACGAACGAGATTCGTCAAATGCATTAGTAGATCAACAAATAGAAGCCGCATTATTTGTTAAAGGTAGTGAAGGTCTTATTGTAGGATACGGTGATTCACAATATGCTGCATTTAAAACAATAGATAGTGGAACTACAACTTCGATAGAATTAAAACAGTTAAATTATGATTTTTCAATTAGAGTTCCGCAAGGTAACAATTTCATTGACGCTCTTACAATAGACACAAGTGCCCAAAGTATAGGAATATATCAAGATACTCCTACAGCAACATTAGATGTTAACGGTGACGGTCAATTTTCTGGAAATCTTACAGTTAACGGAAATCTTACAGTTGAAGGGACTACTACGACTGTTAACACAGCTACTATGACTATAGAAGATCCTAATATTGAATTAGGTACTACAAGTACACCAACTGATACTACAGCAAACCAAGGTGGCCTAACATTAAAAGGCGCAACTGATAAGACAATTAATTGGGTACAGTCAACTGGAAATTGGACGTTAAATCAAAATACAGATTTAACTACTGGTAAAGAATATAGAATTGAAAATGCACAAGTTCTTTCTAAAACAAGGCTCGGCGACACTGTTACTACTGCTGCTGGATTAACATCTATTGGCACGTTAGGCAGTTTAAGTGTTACGGGAGATGTTGCATTAGGTAGTATTAGTTCGCCAGGTGCATTAGCAATTAACGCCAGTGGCGCAATTTCAGTCAACAGTCAACAAATTAAAGATGTAGCAGCACCAACTCTTGCAACAGATGCAGCAAATAAAGCATTTGTTGACACATCAATTACAACGGCACCAGTAGCACTTATATTAGATATTACTGGTCTAACTAGTCCTAATGCTCCAGGTGTTGTAGATGGACCGCATGCAGATGTTAGGAGTATATTAGAAAGTATTTCACCGGCTAGTGCCGCAAGAAACGGCACAGTAGCGAAGATACATGCTACAAGTTATGCTGGCGCAACAGTAACTGGCATTAATATAACAGTTGCTACTAACGGCACCGGCATACTACAGAAATCTACTATTGCAGTTGATAGCAACGGTACACAAAATGAGTCAGTTATAGCAGATATTGTTGCAACAAACCCAGCATCAGGATCTGTTGTATTGACACCGACTAGATACACAATGGAGTTCAGTGTTACTGGCTCAGAATGGTTATTTACTAGCACAAACGTTTATCCGTAACTTGTGATAAATACTAACAGCAAGGGATTATTTAAATTATGGCATATACAATTAACAAATATAACACAAATCAGTTAACGATTGTACAAGATGGTACGTTGGATCAAACAACTGATATTAAGCTAGTTGGTAAAAACTATGCAGGGTACGGAGAAATACAAAACGAAAATTTTGTATTTTTACTAGAAAACTTTGCAGGTGCAAATCAACCACCGCGGGCAATTACCGGGCAAATTTGGTTCGACAGTGCAAATAGTAAACTAAAGTTTAATGATGGCACTAAATGGCGCACAACTGGCGGCGCCGAAATTAGTGCTACTGCTCCTGCAGGATTAGCAATTGGTGATTTTTGGTGGGACACTACTAACGAACAGTTATATTCCTATAATGGCGCAGATTATGTACTAATTGGTCCCCAAGATGCAGGTACTGGTATTACCCAGATGCAAAGTAGATCAGTTCGTGACACAGGCTTGGTTAGTAGAAATATTATTACTGCTACGGTTAATAATGGTGTAACAGACGAAGTGGTATTTGTTATTAGTCCTACTGAATTTACAATTGATACAACTGATGCCGAAAATGCTATATCAGGGTTTGATGTTATTCATACAGGTATGACTCTTAAAAATACACTTGATGCACAAAGCGGTGTTACTAGTGGTACACAGAGATTTCACGGAACTGCAACTAACACTGAAAAGTTTGCTGGACTTGACGCATCTAACTATGTTACTGCTATTCCTGGCGCTCCTAGTGTGTTTACACAAATTACAAACTTTCAAACTGATGCAGGAATTGCAATTGGCGCAGGTTTAGATCTAAAACTTTATATTGAAAACGATAATCAAGGTGTTATTGCAAACGCACAAGGCGACCAAATACGCTTTAGAACAAAGGAAAGTGGCGGACAACTTAAAAATATTCTTACACTACAACCTGGCAAGCTTTCTCCGGGATTAAATTCAGTAGGTAGCGCAGTTGAAACAATTACATTAGGTAGCGCAACTGAGCTATTCAGCGAAGTGCATGCGACTAACATTTACGGCATATCTGAAAAAGCAAGTGCGCTTATAGTAGGCGGTTCAGCAAGAGTAGGTGCAGTTAATACTATTGGCACGGGTACTAGTAATACTGTAGCAGTTAGAGATGCCGGCGGCAACTTAAATGCAGTACTATTTCAAGGTACTGCAACTAGCGCACGTTATGCTGACCTTGCAGAAAAATATACAACATCAGAAGACTTGCCAGCAGGCACAGCAGTAGCAGTATGTGCGCTTCCAGACCACGAAGTAGCACCAGCAGATGCAAGCAATCATTGTATTGGTGTTGTAAGTACCGATCCTGCTTATATGATGAACAGCGATAGCGAAGGCCAATACATTGGTCTTAAAGGGCGTCTTCCAGTAAGAGTATCAGGAGCTGTAAACAAAGGCCAAGCTGTGTATGCAATGAAAAACGGAGTGTGTACAACAATAGCAACAACTGCTTTAGTAGGCATTGCTCTAGAATCAAATGACAATGTCGACGAAAAATTAGTCGAATGTGTATTAAAAGTATAAATAATGTACATAGTTAATAAAGAGGATACAGCATGGCAGTTACAGTAGGTCAGACAATTGGCGAAGCAGAATATACGACATTACGATCAGGTATCAACCTTGTTATGGGAACACCAACAGGGACTGGAACGGCTGCTGCTGGCTACAATCAAACAACAACTACTGCTCCGGCAGTTAGTCCAGGGGACAAGATTACAGCAGCTAATTGGGATGCTCTTAGAAGTGACGTTACTAAGGCTTACACTCACCAAGTAGGGTCAGCTCCTACGCTTACTAATGTAGGTGTTAGCACCGGTATTACTAAAGCAATACACGATCAACTTGAAACAGTAGTAAACTTTGTTAAGAATGCAAACAATAGATTTTCTATGGCCTCAAATCAGAAAACTCTTGTCTCTCTTAGTTATTTTCCAGACGGAACTACTAACTGGAACGGTACTCTAATACATGATGTGCAACTTACTTGGCCAAATGCCAATACAGCTAAAGCGTTCTTTAATGCAGGCGGCAATATCGGAATGAATACATCTTTAGGGTATTCGGGTACTGAAGCAAAAACACTCGATTGGAAAAGTATAGTTGATGATGCAGGCCCAATAGTTTTGGGCGCTAATGACGTGACACGCCCGGGCTTAGAAACCGGCGGAACCCTTGTAAGTGACGGTTTTTATGATCTTAATAGTACTGAAAGAAACATTCTTTCAGACACGGGCACAAATCCATATTCTGAAAACGATTATCAGATTAAAGTTAGAGCGATTACAAACGGCATTAGGATTCGTATGTATTATAGAGACGATGACGCTGGTGACCCGGTTGAAGTCGGCGACGGCGGCACTGATGGCCTCTACGGTACTTTGGGCTCCGGCACTGATGAAAACGTGAAGGGCAGACTGTATACTGTTATAGACTGTTACCATCCTTCCGGAACTGTTGATGTAGTACCTCCAACTGTATCTTACGGCTCTACAAATACTTTTACATAAGACTTGACACCCTAAACTTTTCATAGTATACTAGTTATAACTATGAGGAGTTTTTTTATGGATGAACGTTTAGCAAAAGCACTAGAGTTTTCTAATTTTTTAGAAACACAAAACAATCAAAAACGTATATTTCTAGCACAATACAAAGAAAATCTTGTACATTATGCTCACGGACATAAGTTTACAGTTACGCAAGAATTAATTAATTTTGTTCATACATTATCAGAAATGCACCCAATCAGTGCTGTAGTATTAGATGATAATAATACTCCATTTGCTATTACTGACATTGACAAATTTGCAAAAGAATTAATAGGCGTGTATGTATTTGCTTCTTGCAAGTATGCTACAGATTACGCAACAATTAAGCAAAATAGATCAGTGCAAGGATTAGTTGATTTATGAAACAAGGAGTTTTACTTTTTGCATTTAATAACAGCAGTATTGATTATGTAAAACAAGCTATCTATTGTGCAAAGCGTATAAAAGAACATCTTAACTTGCCAGTGCAATTAGTTACTGACCTGCCTCATTCTGCACTAATTAAATACCCCTTTGTTGAAAAGTACATTGATACAGTAACTTGTCAACCTGCTCCAATTGGCTCCCCTAAAACATTCCGTAATGGAATTTATAGCAAAACGCAATTAGAATGGAAAAATTCTGCTCGTAGTGATGCATATGCAATAAGTGTATTCGAAAAGACATTAGTAATTGATACAGACTTGTTATTATTTAATGACAAGCTACTGTCGTGTTTTGACTCTAATCAAGACTTTATGATTGCTAAACATCATGAACATGTTAATCTTAACGGAATAAATTTTGATAGAATAAGTGATAAGTCTATTCCAATGTATTGGGCAACAATACTTTACTTTACAAAGAGCGACACTGCAAAAACAGTGTTTGATTTAGTTGCACATATAAAAGAAAATTACACTTACTATAGAACAGTTTATGACATAGTTGAAACTAAGTTTAGAAACGACTTTGCATTTAGTATTGCAGTACATATGATGAGCGGATTTGAATCTAGTACAGAATGGCCTATGCAGCTAAACAGTGATATGTGGGTGTCAACTGATAAAGATATTTTGATAGATATTACTGGAACTAGTGTTAAACTTCTTGCACACAAATCGTATGATTACTTGCCTGTAAAACTTACAGATGCAACAGTTCATGTTATGAATAAATTTAGTTTAAATTCTTTTATAGACAAGGAGTTTGCAAATGAGTAATGGTATATGCATTCTTGCACAAAATAACAAGACTACAAATTATGTTGAGCAAACGTATGCCCTTGCGCTGAGTGTATTAGCTAATGCACCGACGACGAATATTAGTATTATGACAAACGATATAGTGCCGTCTAATTATAAAGATGTATTTGATCAAATTATTCCTATACCTTGGGGCGATGCTGCTTCTAAAAATGATTGGAAAATTGATAATCGTTGGAAAATATATCATAAAACTCCGTATGAAAATACAATAGTGTTCGATGCTGATATGTTAGTACTGGATGATATTACGCCTATATGGAGTAATTTGCACAATCTTTCTTTTACTACAAATGTTAAAACATATCGAAATGAACCTGTTACTACTAGATATTATCGTAAAACATTTGATGAAAACTTTTTACCAGAAGTGTACGTTGGAATGTATCAATTTAGCAAAGGAAACGAAGCACATAACTTTTTTAAATTACTTGATGTTATAATGCAGAACTGGCAAGTATTTTATAAAAAGTATGCACCTAATGCTATGCAAAATTGGAACAGTGTAGACCTAAGTGCAGCAATAGCGTTAAAAATATTAGACACTCACAACAATACATTAAATAACAATAGCATGTTATCTTTTACCCATATGAAGCCACACGCACAACATTTTATAAATGTTCCTAGCAATTGGACAGATGCATTATCTGTAGATTTCGGTAATGACAGTGTTTACATCAACGGTTATAAGCAGTCGGGTGTGTTGCACTACGTTGAAGATAAATTCTTAACAGCAGATATGCTAAAATGGTTAGAGGAGCGAGTATAATGTATTATGTGTACTATAACGATCGTGGTAACATTGTCTCAGTTACTACTACAATAAATGCCTCAAATAACTTCCAGTATCTTGAAATAGATTTGCAAACATATGAAGACTTTATGACTCGCAAAAAACAAATCTATCAGTATAAAGTAATTAAAAATATAAAAATAAAAGGCAAATATCATATTGTTGCAACAAACTTAGACGAGTCAACAGGCATACTACAGCCTAAGGGTATTATCACTAAACAGCAACATGAAGACGATGCACTAATTTTTAATCAAGATTTAATTAATGGAACTTGGACAGTTAGTAGTACTATGAATTCTGAGATGTGTTCTTTATTTGCACAAGGTGCTGATTGTATAAAAGAATATTATGTAGTTAACTGTACTAATCGATATATATTATTAGATACGCTGACAGTTAATCTAAAAACAGTTGCGCTTCATGATCGTATTAACTTAGAAAATTATAATAAAGGAGTATGTAAACAGCGTGTAAGTCTTTTATGTAACTCTCATCACGTAAAACATATACATAATGTACAGGAGTAATGCATGAAACTAAAAGTTATAGATTATGACGTCATATATTTGAGTTATGACGAGCCAAACGCAGAAAAGAATTATGCAGACTTACTGAGTAAAGTGCCGTGGGCAAAGCGTGTACACGGCGTAGAAGGCAGCGATGCAGCGCACAAAGCATGTGCTAATCTAAGTGAAACAGATCGCTTTATTACAATAGATGGTGACAACATTGTTCATCAAAATTTTATTAATGAAGAACTGCACTTTAAAGACGATGTTGATATAGATAATTGTGTAATCAGTTGGAGCGGTTATAATATTGTAAATGGGTTAACTTACGGCAATGGCGGAATTAAATGCTGGCCGAAGAATGTTGTGTTAGATATGAAAACACACGAGAACGCAGAGTCGTCAAATCCGCAATCACAAGTTGACTTTTGCTGGGACCTTCAATACTTACAAGTAAATAAAACTTATAGTTCAGTATATAATAATGCAACACCGTGGCAAGCCTGGAGAGCAGGATTTCGCGAAGGTGTTAAAATGAGCTTATACGAAGGTGAAAAACTCGCAGGCACAGACTTTACAAAAAGAGTTCATAAGAAAAACTTCGAACGATTAAAAATCTGGCAAACAGTTGGATGTGATTCTGATAACGGATTATGGGCTATTTACGGCGCACGTGAAGGGTGTTACTTAACTAACTGCACTGATTGGGACTTTGTAAATGTGCGCGACTTTGAATATCTTAATAAAATGTGGAAAGACAAGTATTCTAAAATTACGGAAGAATCCTTAACCTGGTTAATAAATGACCTGGGAGAAACTCTTAACCATGAGTTAAATATAGATATTCCGGTTGATCCGTATACTCCTGCTCATAGTAAATTCTTTAAAAGTATGTATGTTCCGCCTGTTAGAGTTGTTCAAGATTTTTTGAAGACTGAAACTGACGCTACACAAGAATATGATATTGTAATGATAACATATGACGAGCCTCATGCAGAAGAAAACTATAGTGCATTAAAAGAAAAGTTTCCTAGAGCAAAGCGTATACACGGAGTTAAAGGAATACATCAAGCGCATATCGAAGCTGCAAAACTATGTGCTACAGAAATGATTTGGATTGTTGACGGTGATGCACAAATAGCAGATGACTTTAATTTTGATTATATAAGCCCAGAGAATGAAAAAGAATATGTCAAGGTCTGGCGCAGTAAAAACCCAATTAATGATTTAGAATACGGGTACGGTGGCATAAAATTATTTCCACGCACGTTGACAATTAATATGGATACTAGTAAAGCAGACATGACAACTAGTATTAGCCGACATTTTAAACCTATCAAGGTTGTGAGTAATATTACAGCATTTAATACAGATCCGTTTAGTACTTGGCGTGGTGCATTTAGAGAATGTTGTAAACTATCGAGCAAAGTTATAGATAGGCAAAAGAATGAAGAAACTGAAAATCGCTTACATGTCTGGCAGACAGTGGGGGAAGGCCGCCCTTATGGAGAGTATGCTATTAGAGGTGCAAAAGAAGGAGCTGGTTACGGCAATGCAAACATCGGCAACACCGAGGCACTTAAAAAGATCAACGACTTTGATTGGCTAAAACAACAGTTTGAGACACAGGAGCCTGTAGATAGTGTTATTGTACAAGAATCTAAAATTGAAATTAAATCTAATGATGACATTGTAGATTTATTAGATAGATTTGAATTACTCTATCAAGGAGATATTTCGAATGTTCGCCGTATGTATAATGATAAAGATTTATCTAGTATTTTTAAGTTAATTGACAATGAAGAACTTAGAAAGGCTGTTATTGAACAAAACTTGCATAGTATCTTTAGAATTTTAAACACCGACGATGATTTTCGTAAGGCAGTTATTGAACAAAACTTACATAGTATTTTTCGAATAGCAGGAGCCGACGATGATTTGCGCAAAGCAGTTATTGAACGAAACTTGCATAGTATCTTTCGTTTACTACCAGAAGAGCATGAGGACTTGCGTAGAGCAGTTACTGAACATAACTTACATAGTCTTGCAAGGATTATGCCAGAATTATCAGATACATTTAAAATTGTAAATAATAATGATATATCTGCATTATGGAACGTATTGGACTACCATACAAATAGTCTATTTATTAAACCTCTAAAAACATTGTATAATAGTAACCTAACATTTGATAAAGACTGCTTTAGTAGGGGACAGTTGCAAAGCAAGATTTGGTTAACTAATAAATTAA